TGGAAGTTTAGGCGATGGAACAGAAGATTCTAAATCCTCGCCAGTGCAAACTATCGCAGGGGGAACAAATTGGAAACAAGTGTCCGTTGGAGGTCAAGATTCAGATTCGCCATTCGCCGCAGCAGTTAAAACAGATGGAACTCTATGGCTGTGGGGTTATAATAACGATGGTCAATTAGGGGATGGAACCACTGATAATAAATCCTCGCCAGTACAAACTATGGCAGGTGGAACAAATTGGTCAAAAGTTTCTTGCGGAGGATATTATGTTACCGCTCTTAAAACCGATGGAACACTCTGGACATGGGGATATAATGGCTATGGAAACCTTGGAGATGGAACAACTAATAATTCCTCATCTCCTGTACAAGTAGCAGGAAATAACTGGGTCGAAGTTATTGCAGGATATAGCAATGCAATCGCTCGTAAATCAGATGAAACAATTTGGACATGGGGCGATAATTCCTCTGGAGAACTTGGCACTGGAGATACAAATAATGTATCAAGTCCTGTACAAGTAGGAACAAATACAACATGGACACAAGTTTCTGCTGGATATTATCATACAGCAGCATTAAGTGGATCAACTGTTCCTGTAACCTCTTGTGCCAAAACAGTTTGTGATGGGCAAAAAGGATTCGCATGTCTAAAACAAGATGCTTCTTGTACTTGTGCTAAATGGAAATATTTCTACTCTAATTGCACAAAAAATCAAAATGCTCTTGGAATTTGTAGCTCAATGTCAGGAGCTTATGTTCCGGCAATTACAGTCTGCAATCAAAGACTTTACTAAAATTAATTTGAAATAAAAAAAAGACATCCAAAAAAAGGATGTCTTTTTTATCAGTCTTGCGGCATGAAAACCCCTACCAATTCTAATAGAGAATTGGCTTGTCATGCAACGAGTGAGCGGAGCGAACGAGTATGACAAGCCCTTTAGGGTAGTGGGATGAAGTGCCGTGGATTAAAAATGGAATCATAATTAACTCACCTTTGCAACATAATATCATAAATTAAAGCTGGTTTCCATGCTATTACAACAGCTAATACTGCTTCTGAAAAGGCTTCTGTTGCTTCGCCTCGATTAGAGCCTTTGCTAAGATGATCCCAAACCATATTCGATGCTGCTTCAATTGTCATATTGTTTTTCCTTGTGTTTTATTATAGTCAAAAATTCTTGTTTTGGCTACATAAATAATCTATCATGAATTTTAAAGTTTTTTGCGAGTCAGCCCATCAAAGTGATGTATACGAAGATGCAATTGCTCAATTTGTTTATAAGCTAATAGAAAAATCTGTCAGAGACTTTTTTGCCTCTGGAAAATCTCAAAAGATATCACAATTAATTGTTGCCAATTCCAATGGATCAGCTATAGTTCGCAATGTTGGAAGTGCGGCTATGCCACAAAATATAGTACAAGTTAATGTGCCAAATACAATTGGTAATGTGCAATTGCCACAAAATTTTGTTGATTTAAGATTGCAAGTTAGAATTACACCATCGCAAAAGCCCGCAAGTTATGGTTCTGGGAGAATAAATGTATCTCTGAACACTTCTGCTTTAGCGGCAGCAAATGATTTTACAGACCAATCTGTTCTTTTAATGCTTCATCAAATCGAATATCAACTTCACCATGAATGTACACATATTGATTCTGGTCAAATAGACAGCAAAAATTCTACACACTACAATCCTTATATGTCAGGACAATATAAGCAAGGCTCTCCAGAATACAATAAAGGAAAAATTGATTACTATACAGATGCTGGAGAAATGCGAGCGCATGCTAAACAATTTGCTGTAACCTATTGTAGATTTTATCCTAATCAACCATTCGATCCAAATAAAATGTTGAAACTTCAACATGTACAACCAAAAATAGACAGATATATTGGAGGATTAACCGAACCAGCAGGGCAATCTAAGACATGGGGCATGGACACTACACCATATCAACAACAAATGAACGCAGCTTCTCCACAAATGATGAATATGATCAATTACTTTGTTCAGATGTTGCAAAATCGTGCTATGGCAAAAAATCACGCATAAAATAGTTCTTGGTTGGATTGCCGTTGCCTTCAGTAAGTCTTACAATAAGGAACTTACCATGAGGAATACGCATCTCTATAGAATAACCTTTTTCTGTTGCGTATTGTATAATCTTTTCTCCATATTTTTTAATGGAGCCTTCAAAATCCAAACCGCTCTCGATCATCCAAATTTTATTCAATTCCAAAGTATCTAAATCCAACATTTTTGGATTGTGAAACCTGATAAACGAATCTTTGAGTATTATATCATTTTTTTTTGCTTTATTTTGTAAAAAATTTTCAATAATTCTATTTTTTTTATGCTAGATTCACTATAATAGTGATAGACATTCTTATTTAGAAAGGAACGTTATGAAATTTTCTGAAATTCCAAAAGACACACCAGATGATCAATTTGTTTTTATCGAATGTGACATTACCGGCAAAACCAAAAAGACAAGATATGGTGCGGCAAAACAAAATGTTGCAAGAAACAATGGACAGTATATCACAAATTGGGGATTAACAAAATTAAATAATCCCATGAAAAACAAAGAAGTCAAAGAAAAAATTAAAAAAACAAATTTGGAGAGATATGGAAATGAACTTGCAATGAACTCTCAAGAAAATATTGAAAAAAGAAAAGAGCAATTTAAAGATAAGGAATTTGTCAAACAACGATCAGAAAAATCTAAAAAGACATGCCAAGAGAAATATGGTGTTGAACATCATATGAAATCCGAAGCCGTTCAAGAAAAACAAAAGAAGGTTATGCAAGAAAAATATGGTGTTGATCACCCACTCCAGAATAAAGAAATTCTGGAAAAAATGCAAAATACAGTTAAAGAACGGTATGGAATTGAGAATGTAGCTCAAGTGCCCGAAGTTCGTGTGAAAATGGCTCAAACTACACTAGAGAGATATGGAGTCCAGCATTATAATCAATTGCCAGAAATGAAAGATTATCTGCGTCAAAATTGTAAAGAATGGTTGACAGAATCTTATGCTAATCCTTGGGCAAAAGGAATTATGAGACCAGAAGAATGGAATCAAAAGCAAAGTGCGACGATGGCAGCAAAAATTGTTTCTGGAAAATTTAATCCTGAAGATTCAAGATTTTATGTAACAGGTTATTTTAAAAGCAAAAAATGCAAAAAACAAAAAGCATTTTTTCGCTCAAGTTTGGAGCTTAGAACTCATTATTTATTACATCATGACGATGATGTAATTTGGTATGAAAATGAACCATTTGCTATTCCTTATGAAAGTGCAAAGGGTATCCGCCATTATATTCCAGATTTTTTTGTAGTAAGAAAATCTAAAAGACCAGATTTATTGGAAATTAAGCCAGCATTTAGAATGAGAGAAGAACAAGTTCAATATAAAATTGAAATAGCACAAAATTATTCTAAAGAAAACAACTGCGATTTTTCTTATTTGGATGAAAAATATTTGAAAAATCAAGTGCCACTTTCAATCGATGAATTGAAAGCATTAGAGTTTGTAGAAATAATTAAATTAATATGAAAAAACCCACCGTTGAATTTCAACGGTGGGTTTTTTATTAATCTATTCGCATAAGTGAAGTTTTATGCCTATATCACAAAGTTTGCTATGCTCATTCTTGCATAGAACTTTGCACCTTCTCTTAACAATTTTTTTCCGTATCTCGTCAATATTCCCTTACGAGGACAGAAGCTCTCTGGATCGAGAACAACTGGTGTTTGCGTGAGAGGGACATATGGGCAATAGAAGTAACCTGAGTCCATATAGCTATCACCCTTATAACCCATCAATAGTTGATTGGTTGGGAATAGAGGATCTTTATATAGTCTCCAACGATTATTCACTGTACCGACATACTGAATGCCTAGTGAGCTAGTGAATGTTTCGCTTGATGCTGGTGCAAAACCCGCAGTAGCTGTTTCAAATATAGAAGCAACTTCAGGGCTTGTAACGATCCAGTTAGCACCACCACGTAATGTCTTACGATGGATTACGTTTGAAACTTCGACGACTTTAACATATAGTGATTCATACTTTTCCTTGATGGTTTCACCAAGTGCAGTATTGAAGTCCCAAGCGGTTACAGTACCGCTGTTATTACGAAGATCGGTGAGAACTTCGCGGTCAATTTCGAGGTTAATTTCTTGAGCTAGAACAGCAGTTAGTTCAGCTTCAGCATCAAGATTGTGCTGTGAGCGGAGGTCTTGCTGAGCTTCGTATGACCAAACAGCCTTCAACTTACGTGTCTTAGCAGCGATTTCTTCTGATTCGATCACGAGGTTAATTTCTGGTAGATCTTGGTTACATTCCATGTTGTATTCATAGGAAAGAACAGCATGGTTAGGACCGGGAGCGCCACCATTCCAAGCGATTTTGAGTTCGCCTGTGGTAAGATCTAGCATTGATCCTGCTGTTTGACCTTTAACTGCTGGGGCACCGATATCAACAAAGTTAACTGAGCCACCAGCGGTAACAACGAATGTTTGCACAGCAGTTGCACCAACATAGAGAGTACCAGTAACAGTACCAGCTAGTATTGGAGTGTGTTCAAGAGGAGCATAGGTTGTGACCATACCAATACCAGCGTCAGTTGAGCTTACTTCATTCTGAACGAACTGGCTGGTGTAGAAAATATCCAAGTTAGCAGTACCGTCTGCCAATTGCATCAAGCTATTAGCATCATCGCCGGGGAATCCACCGATATTGCTAGCACCACGGGTAGCACCCTTATTGCTGCTGTATCTAAATCGCAGATAATAAACCAAGCCTGTTGGACCGAGCAATGGTTGAACAGAGACGATCTTATTAGCGATTAGTTGTGGATAAATACGACGAACTAGTGGAATGCTGATGCGCTTGAACTGAGCGATATCACCTGTATCAGTTGAGACTTCGTTCATAAGTCTTTGGTTTTCGAGTAGAACTGCTGTGGCACTACGAACATAACGGTCTTGAATACCTTCGAGGAGACCTGTCTTGCCCCAACGTGTTTCTAGCTCCTTAGCCTCGTTTAAAAATCGAGAATTTGCGTTCATATATTTCCTAAAAAAATTTCTAAGGACTAATTATTTTGTTGATTTAACACCTGATAGAATCAACATTTGATCTAGATCAGGATTTGATGATGCTGCATGTTCCGCAATGACAGCTTCATCTAATGATGTCTTACCTCTCCCCGTTACATTCTGTGCTTTCGCTGTTCTTTCATTCTGTTCTGTGATGACGCCTGACTTCTTAGCTTTGGAGACAGCTTTTCGGCTTTCCGAGATAAGTTCTTGGGCTTGACGCACAGACTCATTTAGTTTAGTATTTTCTGTTGAGAGACGAATATTACGTGCTTCCATAATACGTAGTTGACCCTTCATTTCTTCAACAGCCTTAGTAGCTTCTTCCAACTTACTGGATGAAACTGCATTGACTCCTTCATCTGATAGATAAGAAGATGTTAGATCAACAATCTTATCCAGTGTAACTTTATGTTCAGCCATACGAGGATCATTTATAACATCGCGTTTAGCTTGTTCATAAATTTCCGATCCTTTGAACTGTAGGAACTGATCAACTTTATCAACGATGTATTCTTTCATTTCAGAAAGTTTACGATCATATTCTTCATACATATCAACTTCGAGTTGCTGATTTTTAGATTGTTCTGCTTTTAGCATTTGGTATGCTTCTTCATAACCTTCTTCAAGTGCGGCTTTATATTCTTCGCCTTGAATTTCCAAACGATTACGTAGATCGCCGATGATGGCATAAGCTTCTTCGTAACCTTGTTCTGCTGTATTTTCAGCTTCTGTCAATTCAGTTGTAAGCTCAGCATAGGCTTCTTCAAGTTTCTGATTAAATTCAGCTTCAAGATCTGCCTTAGCCTGCTCCAACATTTCATTTACAGCGGCTGATACTTCTTGGATCTCAGACTCTGGTATGAGCTTTGATAATGCTTCAGTAATTTTGTCCATTTAGCCTAACCTCGCTTTATATTGCTAGTTTGTTTCTTGATTATTCCGCCCAAGCAAGCAATTAGTGCTTCTTTGTTGGTGTACTTATGTATGCTGCTCAATTCATTTTTTGCAACATTTTTTTCATAATTTTGTGTCGGAATATAATTTTCTTTTTTAGCAACGACTTTCTCCTGAAAGGCGTTGTATGTAGATGGATCAGCAACAGCATCAAATGTAATGAGTTTATAGCTTTCGCCAATAACTAGAATTCCATTTTCATCACTGCGACCGTTACCAACACCACGGCTACTGATTCCTACCCGAACACCATCGGATATGAGGCTCTTTAGAATACGACCATGAGGTGTATTTAAAATTTCTCCTTCACCCATGAGATTGTTACCTTCCCACCATAGTTTAGTAATAACATGGGAACATTTTTCAAAGTGAATGATACTATCAGTTGGATGATCTAATTCACCAACCAATCCACGAGCTTCAACGATTGGCAATAGTTTCTTGAGATTTTCATCAAGAACACCAAAAGGGTAGATTCTTTTATTCTTGTTTACTGCTTCGGCTTCTTGAAATTTTCCTTTGAATTTAGTGAGACCTTTATCGGTTGACTCATTAAGATTCATGGAGAATCCACCGTTGTTGCAGCAATCAACGAGTAATGTCATATTGTCCATAATACTCCTGTTTTTTTATATATTCAGCACGACAGTTATTTATGCATTATCGTGTTGATTTTTTATAAAAAAATACGTCTGGAATTAACCAGACGTATTTTTATTTAACGAACCTTACATATCAACAACTAAATCATCGGACTTAGCTTTTGGAAAACCAGCTTTTGGAGCATATGGATTTTGTAGATTAGGCCATGTATCATTTGTTTGATAGCGGCTCAAATTATCATCTTCTGTAGATGCTGATGGTTCTTTCATTTTAAAATCACCAGCTTTAGGAATATAAGGATTGCTGACGGCTGGCCAGACTTGATCTCCGCCCATGCTCATCCAACTATTTCTCATTTCATCAGCTAGATTATTATGATAGCTTTTTCCATCTGAAACTGGAGCAGAATCACCCCAATCGCCATTATATTTAGAAGGAACTGCATCAGTAACTTTAGCATTCATTAGTGTTCTTGGATGTTCACCATTTATTGAAATATGTGTAGAGTTAGCAACATCCCATTTATCTGAGGAACCCATGACATTGCTTTCAACGATATCATGTAGGAATGAAGCGATTGATTCAGCCAGATTTAAATCTACAACATTTTGACGATTTATAATAGCTTGGCATTCATACATATAACTTTCAACGGTGTCTTGAGTAGCTTGATCGCCCAATTCAAGAGCAGCACGACGAACTTCATTAAGTGCCTTGAGTAGATCTGAGAAAACTCGCAATTCTGTTTCTTCTGATTCATCAAGTTTTGTGAAGAATTCAGTTGAAATATTACGGAATTCTTGATAGGAATCTTCGCAATTTTTACATTCAGCGGTAATATCAGTTTCTGCACCAGCAAGTTGACCGATTTTACGAACTCGATCAGTATAAGCATTGTGCGCAGTGCGAAGGATTGCTTCAGCCATAAATTGGCAGGTATTATCATCAAAATTAGTAATATTAGCACTTTCAAGAGCGAAAGCAATTTGATCAGCGAGTTCTGATTCTGTCACATAAAGAACATCTGGCCAGCGAGAAACGATAGCTTCAAGAGTTTCTTCGAGTGCATGATTATCAGAAATATTATTATATCTCTTTAGATCTGACATTGCTCTAACGAAGTTTTGATCTTCACGAATTGTCTTTTTAGCATTTCCACGAACGACCTTGAGATCATGATCCAAAGTTTTCCAATTGAAATTAAGGATTTTAGATTCATTTCGTTTTTGTAGTGTAGGAATTGCGACTGCAGTAATATTTCCTTTTGGATCTGTCTTAACTTGCGATTCGCCAAAGATAGGACCAAATTGCTTATAATCAATAAAATCGATTACATTTTCGCACATAACAGCCCATTCTTTCATGGTTGCTGGCTTAATCTTTTTAGCAAATGGATTTGACTTGTGTTTTTTACCTTTCTTAGCAGCAATCATCGCAAAGAATCTGCGTTGTTTGGCAGTCATTGGCTTTTTGCTTTTTCCTTTTTTCTTCATAAAGAAAGGAACATCTTTATCGTCATCATGCTTTGCAGATTCATTAACTATTAATCCACGTCGAACTGATGGCATAGAAAGATATGATTCAAATTGATGGCTTGCTTTAGCATCATTATTATCTAAGAGCGATTCCACCATACTGTTAAGAAGTTGGCGAGCATTTTTCTTTTCGCTTTCTTCTTCAATAACAAGTTGCTCAATATTTTCAAGAACCAATTGATCCTTATTGAGTGTATAGGTGGCATGAATATATGTGCCATCTGGAGCTTCATAAGTAACATCTGATTCGCCAAATGTTGATAATCTGAGATCGTCTGTTCCCAACGTTTTGGCGAGAACATCTTCAGCCCCGATTAATTCATCTTGGGCATTAGTAAGTGAATTTTCTTCGATTTTCTTAAAAGTATCGAAGCTGATGAGTTTTCTTTTCATAATCAATTGACTCCCTGTGCTGTTGTTAAAAACTTAAAATTGTTCATGCAACTGGTGCCTGTAATGCAAATATGTATTATTGTCAAAATATTTTTTTTGTAAATATTAAAAAAAAATGAATGCTAATATATATTTATGTGTTAACCAAAATAGTTATTTTTTATAATATTTAAAAAGGCAGAGAAATGGAAAGCTTTAGAGAATTTAAAGATAGGTTAGATGAAATCAGTTTATCTCAAATAGGAAAAGGCACATTTGGTCGTGCTCCGTCAATTAGCACTCAGTCTGCAGATGCATTAGAATCAGTATTACAAGGCTTTATGGAATTATTATCATTAAAGCCTGCTAAAGTGTTTATGTTTTTAAAAGCGAATTCAAGCGATCCAAAAATTCATGGAATTGATCCTGAAACATTTAATGATCCTGCATTAAAATCACGAGTCAGACAAGCAGCCCGTAAAGTAGCACAGGGTTTAGCAAAAACAGAATTTGAACAAGAACCTCCATCAACTGAATTTTAATTTATGAAAAGTTTTTTTGAATATATCAGTGAGAAACATCAAAATCAGATTGGCGACGATCAAGATTCTGAATATAATGCTGCGATTGATGCTTTTCAAATTATTTTAAAAAAGAAAAGCGAGCATGCGACTTCTTTCCTTAATAATATGAAAGAAATAATGCCTGAACTTAAACCTGTGTTGCAAAAATATGGTTTAAATGCTTTTTCTCCGCTAGATACAAAAATTTACAACCATCGACACAAGTTTAACAATACGGGATTAGGAGATAAATCTGTAGATATTGCAGCTTCAGGATCGAGCGCTGGCGACATAGCAAAGGGAAATGATGTTGTATTGCCAAATGTTGCAGATGGCTATTCACAAAATTAAGAATAATTAACAATATAATTTTTACAACAGTTACTACATATAATTTGTCTAACCATTGGCGGCACTTCATGGACAAATTTTCTGTAGTAACTGTTTTTTTCAACCCTGCTGGATATTCATCTCTGCTACAGAATTATTTTATTTTTGCAGAATCTTTAAGAAATCAAAATATCAATTTGATTACTGTAGAGTGTGCTTTTAACGACGGACATTTTTCTATTCCAGAAGATAAAAATGTCTATCGTTTAAGAAGTAATAGCATAATGTGGCAAAAAGAGCGACTCATTAATTATGGTGTTTCCAAATTACCAGATTGCTGTGATTACTTTGCTTGGATTGATTGCGATGTTTTATTTTTGCAAGATGATTGGGCAGAACAAGCTTGTGATAAACTGAAAAATTCTAGTATTATCCAACTTTTCAAAAAAATATTTTACATGCCCAAAGGAATGTTAAAATATGATGGAACCAAGATTCCATTTTTTCAGGGAGTAGCTTGGCAGTATAAAATTCATAAAAACTGGTTAAATCGACGTAGAATTAATGAATTACCATTTTCTGCACCGGGATTTGCTTGGGCTTGCCGCAGGGAATTATTTGCAGATATTGGCGGTATTTATGATAAGAATATTGTTGGAAGTGGAGATACATTTCTAGTAGATTGTTTATTGGACTCGTGGGAAATTCATGGATTTGCCGACAAATTCAACGAAAAAATGAAAGTTGATTTAATGGCATATTGCGATAAATTCAGACAAAAGAAACCAATTATAGATTATATTCCTGTAGAAATTACGCATTTATGGCATGGAAATTTAAAAAACAGGAAATATATGGATCGTCATGATGTGATTAAAAAATATGACTATGATCCTCAACAAGACATTCAATTGGTTAATGATGTTTATGAATGGGCATCTAATAAACCAGAAATGCATGCAGATATACGTCAATATTTTTTCGAACGTAAAGAAGATTCAGAAGTTTAATTTCTTTTTCCAAACCAAAAAACATTAGCTTTTTTTAGTGTGCTTTCGTTTAAATCAAATCCACACATATCGCCAATTACAGTATCGACTCCGCACAATGGACAGATGACAGTTTTTCCATTATCTGTATATTCTTTAATATCTTTTACATCAAAGATTTTAACACAACAAAAACAACCTGCCTTTTTTGATTGTTCAACAATATTTCGGTTGTTCATTGCCATTTGCGGGAATTGGTTCATTGTTCCTCAATGCTAAAATCAACATTTTCAATATCTTGTTCATTTTCATAATCTTGCAGTTCCAAATCATATTTCTTAATATCATCTGGATTTGCGTCTGGTAAACTTGCAGCTTCTGGAGCTTGAGTTTTTGGAGCATTTGCTGTTTCTGGAGTCGGAGCTTCTGATTCAGGAGATTCAGGGGAAGTTGGAGAGCCTTCTTCTGGGGAAGGCATAGTAGAAGGACCGCCAGCTTCTGCTCCCAATTCTTTTGATTTGTCTTCTGTTCCGGGAATTCCAACGCCAAGGAGTTGTGGATTTTGACCCAATACCTGCAATTTAAGGTCTTCAAGTTTTTGAACTTTAAGTCTTGCAAGCATTTCTTCTGTTTCATCATCAGAATATTTTAATATTTTAGTCATGATATCATAATCAGACATAAGCTGACTTCCTTTAAGAGAGCCAGCATTTCCATATCTTGCATTGACAACTTCTGCTCTAGACAATTCTCTCCAATCAGATGGAGGAGTCATTTTTATTTTTAGATCTTGATAGGAATCTTCAGGGAATCCTCTTAGTTGTAGATGTCTCTCGGCTAATTCAAGAACTCCATCTTCAAATGCAGATTGCAACCGTTCAATCATTCGAGCGAACTTTACGTCTTGTGATGAAAGTGTAATTCTTGTTGCATTAGCATCTTCGTTATTGAAATAATTTTTTGGGAAGTTAAGTGCAGTTAATAGTTTATTTCTGAAATAAACTGCGTCATCGATTTCTCCAAGATTTTCTGCACCGGGCAGAGTTTCAATTCTTGTATTGCTATTAGGACGAATTGGAAGCCAATAATCTTCATCTTGTGCTGGCGGCATCCATTTTTCTTCAACTTGATTTGCGCCAGTTCCTGAACTACTTGTTGTTTTTCTTTTTCTAAACTGATCTTTAATTCTGTCAATAAATGCTTCTGCCTTGAATGGCGGCAATTGACCAACATCTACATAAAAAACACGACGTTCAGGTGCTCTAACCAATCTATAAACAACCATAGCGTCTTCCATAAGTCTCAAGCTATGAGCAGGACCACGTGCAGGCTCAATTAAACTTTGCCCATATGGGAAGAATGTTTTTCGATCATCTCCAATTCTAAAATGAACAATTTGACTTGGGGCGAAACGAATTGCTGTTGTTTGTGTTAATTCAGTTTCATTTTGTCCTGTAATTGGTCCACGAACTAGTGCTTGGTAGTCTGGTCCTTCTTTTGACTGTTGGAATTCAATTAATTTTCCTTTAACAGTTTCAATTCTATACATTGTTTCTGGAGGCAAAGATACTGCTCGATAAATTCCTTCTTTGGGATTATCGGGATTAACAACTATTTCTACAAACCAGTCGCCTGAAATGCATAGATTTTTAAACCATGTCCATCCATTTCTATTCAGGTTAAGCATTTTGCGGTGTAATAATAAAAATTCACATTCTTTTTTAACTTCATCATTATTAGTTTTGATTTTAAAAATATTTCCTTCTTCATCTTTTTGGCAATTATGAAGGATAACAGAATCAGTTGCAAAACATTGATGATCTTCAACGCTTATATCATATACTTCTTGTTCTGGACCGGGTTCCACACCAACAATTCGACGATGATCTTTTTGAAATTTATAAAGTTGCCGAATTTCTCTATGTGTGAATCCTTCTTTTTCCAGCCAATTTTCAACAGTTGCCCAATCTTTTTGGAATCTTTCGCCAATTTGTTTAATTTTTAATTGACATCCTATCATCCGTATGGCTTTGCTGACATTTTCGTAATGCAGATTTGGTTTACTGCTTTTCCATTCATCCACAAATTGACGTTCATGCATCCAGCCACGTAAAGTGCTGAATATTCTCGGATATTGATTATGTCTCCATTTTGTATTTGCTGGCAATCTATAAAATGGCATTAATTCATCGCCAAATTTTAATTGTCCAGTTTCTATCCAAGTGCCATTTTTTAGCAATACTCTATGATCTTCAGTAGCTGTGAATTTACTTCCATTATCGAGAATAATTGTGATTGTTTTAGCGACTTTAACTAATCTTGGAGAAAATGCCCAGCCGAGAGTATAATCATTCTTTTTAAAGTCATAGCAATAAACTAAAAATCTTTCATCGCCTCTTTTTTCTGCGAGTTCTTTTATTGTATAGAGACCAAATGGTGTTGCAATTTTTGTGTCACCTGCAACACAAGCTTCATCTGAATAAACGGTCATTGCCATTTCAATTTCTGGCACATTACGAAGTCTCTCATATTCTTTATATCGCATTTGGCGATTTGTGAGAGTGGTTGTGTCAATCATATCGTTTGTTTCACGATAGCTTGACTGACCTCCCGGACCCGTACCTTGACCGAAATCAGTTCCTAGTGCATCTGGCTGTGCAATGCCTGCTGTAGGAAATTGTTTTGGATCTTTTCTTGCTGATAATGGATCTTTTTCACTACTGTATGTGAATAATCGAAAAAAATCACTCCAAAGTGGCATCTATTTCCGCCCTTACTTATATCTTGAAAATTTAAAAACACACTGTCATAATAGTATCTAGGTCTAGATTTGTGTTTTTTGGATAAAATTCTAACAATGAATAAAATTGTTTTTTTATGTAGTCATGAATATTCTGGTTCTAATTTTTTGTACGAATCCATGGATAAAAATCCAAGAATTCAAGGATATAAAAATTTATCATTAATTTATACTAATCCTTATGAGTTGATTTCTTTGACTCAGCAAAATCACAAATTAGAAAATCGCGCGGCAATTTATATGGATGAAATTATTTATAATTGGCAGCTATATGATAAAAGCACATTTAAAGTATGTAAATTTATTCATATTATTAGGCGACCAGAAGCTGTTTTAAATTTTTTCAGCGGACATAAAAAATTATCGCCAGAATTTGCCCTAAGATATTATTTGTTTAGATTGCGTCGTATATGTGAAATTGCAAAAAGAACATTTAAAGCTGTTCTTTTGACGCATGATGATTTGATTGAGGGCAAAGGAATGAATTTGATTGAGGATTATTTGGAATTAAAGAACCCTATTGATTTTAATTTCAATAAATTACCAGAAGTTAAATATAATTTCCCGATTAAATTAATAAATGAAGCAGAAACCGCATACGAAAGATATTTATATTTTTTAAAAAATCAAAATCTTGTTTTTACATCTAAATAATATAAACAAAGGCGGATTAATGTCATTCACAGAGTGGTTTAAAAGACGAATAAAAGAAAATTACGGAGGCTCTGCCAATAGTCCATCAAATGTAGAGGACGAGGGAGATGGCGGAGATGGTGTTGAAAAACGAAGAGAAAAGCCTCCGGGAAATCCAAGTCAAGGCTATTCTTCATATTCGTTAAATGGCAGTGATTTGCCAATTACCAGAAAAAATAAAATCAATTACACAAAAAAGAAGTGTAACTGCAAATAATTCATTGATATTCTTTTGTAAAATGCAATTCTGCAGAATTAAGCAACATAAAATTTTTCCATAGTTTCCAATATTTCCATTCCCTTTTCATATATTCAGAAACTAATATTCTCTGATCTTCATCTGTTGTGTTTTTATTTAATGAAAATCTACTTAAATTTAAATTTGATTGATGAAGCTTTGGAAGATAAATTTTCACAAAATGATTCCACAACCATGCAGATTTAACGCGATCATGCTTCATTCCTTCTAAAGTATGTAAAAAATAAAAAGAATAAAGCTCTTTACTCATAGGATGTTTATATGAATTTTCTTCACTAGGAATATCATCATATTGATAACCTATTATGGAATAAGACTTTAAAATAACATTTTTATCAGAAAATATCTTATTTTTTTCAATGCGGAATTCAGTCATCGGAGGCAAAGCTTGACTTGATGAACAAGATTCCAAATCCCAATGTTTAACAGAATAGTGTTCGCTTTTTTTGAATTCTTCGCTTATTGTTATGACAAGTTTGCTTAAATCTTCTTTGTGAAACAAAAAAAGCGAACACGGAATCTGCAACAATTCTTTGGCGATATTTTTTCTGATTAAATATTCACTTGCAGGGTTCATTTATTAATCTTCATCATCGTCATCGAACCAGTCGTCGTCCCAATCGTCATCGTCATCGTCGTCATCATCATCGTCATCATAGTCATCGTCGTCGTCGTCGTCCCAATCATCGCCCCAATCGTCGTCGTCATCATCTTCTTCATCTTCTTCATCTTCATCATCATCAAAGTAATCATCGTCGTCGTCATCGTCATCGTCATCATCATAATCATCTTGATAATTCCATTGTGAGTAAATAGAATTACTATGAATTGTTTCAATGGTTTTAAACATATTGTTAATAAGCAGTTCTGTCACAACAAGTTCTCCTTTTTAGTTTTCAAACAATAAATATCATAGGAGGGAAATATGAAAAAAGTTTCAATTATTTTATTTTTTTTAATAATTTTTCAAATAGGCTGCTCTTTAGCTCCACTTTTGGAAACAGCAATTGCGCCTGTTACAACTGGAGTGATAGCATGGAACAATTCTCAGGCATGTAAATATTATAACGAGGAAGCTCCTGTAATTTATCGAAGTTTAAAATCTGCTCTTAAAGAATTGGATCACAAAATAAAAAGTGATGTAATGTATCAAGACGGAAGTTATTATATTGTTGCTGGAGGGAAGGACTCCTTTAAAATTGAAATTAAAAAAGTTCAATCAAATATTACTGAGGTAAAAATACGGGTTAATTTACTTGGAGACAAACCTTATGCAGAATTAATTTACAAAAAGATTGATTCAAATCTTGATGTAATAAATTTTGACGTGGAAGGAAAGCCGACGAAATTTACCGAAAAAATAAATCTCAATCAATAGAAAATCAACAAACTTTTCTAGATGCGAAGCCACCAGATTTATAAACTGTGATTCCTCCGACTTTTACTGGAGTATAACAACCAGTCTTAGGCGGAACAGGAACAGGCGGCGGATTACAATCGCATGATTTTGGTTTGCAATTTTTTTGCACACATTTTACACAACCTGAATTATTTGCAGGTTTCCACGGTTTATTATATTCTGGTTGACCGGGAATACAAGCATTTGATCGACCGCATGTACAAACAATTCTTTTTCTAATAAGCTTTCCTTGATCTTCATCAAATAAAGCTGTGTCATGATTTCCTACAAGTTTATTTTCATGAAGCAGATTCAAACATGTTAAAGCCGAATCAATAATTTCATCATCGTTACTTTCGGAAATTCCCGTCAATTTATCATCTTCAAAATAATATGCAATTTGATTTGGAACTTCAATTTCCAAATCATAAAGAGGATTGTCGCTTAAAGTTAAAATTTTATTTGTTTCTGTGATTTTAATTTTCTTTGTGCTTAATGTGCGAATAATTTTTTCATTTCCGCCCATTGAAATTTCATGTGGTTCTTGAATATTTTTCATTACTTCGTCAACATTCATATCGCTTAGCATTAATATTTGAGGTTTGATAAGATTTCTTTCAACAAACAAATTTTTTAAAATTTTGCTATATTTACCACCTGCTTTTTGATCACAATGTAAAATTTGACGGCAAAATGCATCAAAAAATCTTACGGTGGCAGGACAGGTTTTTGTTGCATCTACAAGATAATTTAACATGATATCGCGAGCAATTTTAATTCCGCTTTTAAGATTATCTTGTTTTTCTGCAATTCGAATAATAGCTTGATAAAATGCACTGCTAAGAATTCTGCTAAAACTATGAGGTTCATTAATAATTTTATTATCAGATCCAGAGGTCGGCAAATTATCAGGAATTTCATATTTATAACAAATAGAAAGGTCTCGAAGGCAATTTGATAGTCCTCCATCTCTACCTTGTGTCAAACTATGCAATCCTTGCCCCATTTCTGCCGCCAAACGTGTTATAATGTTGGACTTATGCAAGTTGCCATTTGTCTCTTTTATTGCATAATCAATAATTTCATCAAAATCAAGCAATGATAACATGGCTGTGGCATCACCGAAAAATTCATGGAAAGCCCAAATTTCACTGGCTTGAACATCCCAAAAATCAGGACGCAAAATATCTAAAAATGCATGTCCGAATTCATGCACGACTACAGAACGCGAATTACAAGCAAATATGACTTTATTTTTCGAATCTCCAAAATAAAAAAACCTAAGAGATGATCTGTCGTAAAATGCGTTTACATCTTGTCCTGCTCTTGCCATGATCGTCAATGATTTAACTGATGACCAATGATGTACTGGAGATGATTTTGACATTAGTTTTAAAGCATGGTTAACCATTTGCTTACATGCCAAAGATTGTTGTTGAATGCTTCCGAGTGGAAATCCACAACCTCCTTCGCCAACAGCAATTATTGGCAAAACACTATCAACAACACACGATTCTTCACGAATAAGTTGAGGAGTAGTTGGATCATTCAAGTAAACTGTATTGGTTTCCTTGGCACTTTGGATTGAAACAATTTCTTCTAATTGCAATGGTCGTATTGATTGAAAATCTTTTTTTCTTATTGTTTTAATCCAATTCCAGATGGTTTTAAACATACTATAATTACTCCATTTGATAGCACTATGAATATATATGCATAGAGGGTTCAATATGAATAAAGAACAGATGCTTAAGGAACTTCGAACCAATGAAGCTATGAAAAAAGGCTATATGGGACTTGAGGGACATTTGGCGGTTATTGCTAAAAGATTGGGACAACCTATATTTCGTCAAGGAAATTTATCATTTGATCAAAATTATTTAGAAGATCCTTTTGACGTACATGAAGAAGATGAAATGCCAACTTTGGATGAAGATGCGAGTTCTTATGAAATTGGTTTGCAATTTGATGGATTAACTAGTGGAATCAATATGACAATTTCTGTAAACTTTTATTTGCAAGAAATTAAATGTGTTTATGAAGGAAATTTAGTATATCATGAAATTTCTGGAGAATTAGAAGGATATGCACCTGACCTGATTTGGGAATCCAAAATTGATAAATTGACAACTTTGGCGAAAACCGTAGAAAGAAAGCAGAAGCCAAAAGAGCGACAACAGTTAATTGAAGCCACGAATAAGAAAAAAACTGAAATTTTAGAACATTTGAGAAAAAAGTGGGGTCTAAATTAGATGGAAAAAAATTTACAAAATTTGATTAAAAATGGATTTATAATTTGCCCACAAGAAAATAAATTTATTGTTGAAAAAATAGCTGTAGAGGGAAACTCTGATATATTGAATCCAATTGAATTTGAAACTTATGAATTAGCGTTAGAATTTGCAATTTATAGATTAAATCCAGTAAAAGAATGGCAACCAATTGTAAGATATACCAGAGGATTAGGCATCGAATACAAAAATTTGCCAATTATTTTAGCAGAAAATCGTGAAAAAGCATTAAATATTGCAAAAAATGAATCAGAATTATTAAAAGAATGTCAGATTTTAGAAGTAAAAGTTTTTCCAAAATTTGACGTTTGAAGGATAGATAATAAAAACGTCTTTAAGAGGAAATATATTATGGACGACAACATGCAGAAAGAAAAGTGGACATTAGAAGATGGGCGTAGAGCCGAACGTCGTGTCGTGGAAAATGCATTAAATGGCGAAACAGAACGTGTCATCGAGCTTCACGTCGAGGATGAGCGTCCATTGCGTTTACAGCAGCGAGTTGTTGAAAAGAGTAAGCCAATTGTATATGAGCGTAAGGTTGAAACCGTAGACCCTGCTACAGGTAATGTTATAGAATCAAAAGTTGAATCTATTGAACCGAAAGTTCAGATGCAATTAGTCGAACATGTCAAAAGCTTGGCAAATGACGCACCTATTACAAGGCAAGAGATGATTGATAGTATAGTTGCAGCTATGAAAGCAGGACGCGAAACTTCAGAAGATGTTTCAATTCAATCAATTCCAGTAAATAAGTTTTCTGATCGTTTGCAAACATTAGGCTTGGCAGATGAAATTGGCGAACGTGTTCAAGAATGCGGATTAAGCACGACTGATAAAATTTTATTGGTAGTCATTGCAGGAATGGTGGCATTTTTAGGCTACATGGTTTACTTTATGTAATTTTTGTAGAATTAAAAAAAAGGCTGCTTAAATGCAGCCTTTTTTTATTGAAAGGCAATAAATGTCATCTAAATTTATTCTACAAAATTTAACTGAATGGGGAAATGATTATATTTTGCATAATATTCCTTTTGTTTCTGATGAAGTTAAAGGAAAAAAATATAATTTATCGATAGTTTCCGTTTATGAACTGCAAAAATCTGCAGCTAACTGGAATTATTCAGATTTTAAAAGAAACAAGCCCTACGTTAAATAGGGCTTGTTTTTTATTGAGTGCCGACTAATTAAAATCCTGTTTTAATTATATCCATAAGCGGCTTTCTAATCAACGTGCTCTTTTCAGGAGCCTTCTTTCTAATTGGATTCTCTGCTCGTAAATTGGCTCCCCTAGCAATTTTGCATCGACAATATGTTTTAATAGGAGCTTTTTCGGCAATTCTCGTAATAGTACCTTCGCGTAATTCATATCCCTTGATATATTCGCCTGTTGATTCAATCACTAGTACAGTTCGCCGCACTGCATGACTATGACTTCCCTTGTAGAAAAATTTTGCAACAGGAAGATTCTTTACAATTTCATACTTCACAGTTCACTCTCGCTTTCTAATTTAAAAAACATTTCGATTATATTACTAAAAAAAAATTATTGTTCAACAAAATTATAACAATCCCGTCAAAATTCTTTGAAAATGATCGACATCTTCCCGACTATGTTCAATTTGTTTTTCAAGAAAAATTTCCAACCACTTTCCATCAACTTTTCCCAATACGTCTGCTTCCGAGATTCTTGTCACATAATTTTCAACGACTTGTTTTTCCATTTCTAAAGCATATTGAAAAATTTCTTTAGGATTTTCAAGCTTAGCAAAAGAATTACTTAATGTTGTTGGAGTTTCTCCTAATCCGAAAATGAGATCAGAAAATTCGGTGACATGATTCATTTCACTGCCAGCTTCTTTGAGAAGAAACTCTCTAAGTTCTTCCCGATGTAATCCAGTGATGGCACTTGCATGATAAAGATAAAAATGCATATGCATATATTCATTCATGAGATCATTATTTAATTGATTTAGCAATTCTTGTCGTGTCATTTAGTTTTTTAAGTCCTATATAAGTAAGGTCGAGAAAAAGAAAGTTTTGAAAATGGATGAACAATATTTTAAAAGTATACAAGATTCAGTTTGGAGAAGCAAGTATAAAAGCCCCAAAGATTTTTATTTAAATGGTGGCGAAGTTGATGTTAAGACTGGTCGATTGCAATATGATCCTCAATATTACAGCTTCGATAAATATGAACTTTCTATAGATCCAGACGAAGACATGGAAAATGTAGAAAACTATGATTCTCATCGTCAACAACAAGAAATCGTTAAATGCTGCAATAGTTTTGCCTATTTTTGTCATAAATTCGTAAAAATTCTTCATCCAATGAAAGGTTTGATTCCTTTTGTTCTTTTCAACTATCAAAGAAAAACAATACGGGATTATGAAAATTTTCGATTTAATATTATCAGTAAATTTCGACAAGGGGGATTAACCACTGTAACTCTGCTGTGGGGACTCTGGCGATGTATGTTTCAGATGGACCAGCAGATTATGTTGTTGTCCAAAACCGACCGCGAAGCAACCGACATAGGAATGATGGTTGATCGTGCTTGCGAGAATTTTCCATCATGGCTTAAGCCTAAAAAAGATGGAAAATGGAATGATCACCTAAAGCAGTTTACGGATACTGGCTCGGCAATTAAATTTTATTCTCCTGAAGCTGCTCGTGGTAAAGCTGTTACATTTTTGATTGTTGACGAAGCTGCATTCATTGATGACATGGATAAGCATTGGAAAGCCATGTGGCCAATTTTGTCAACCGGGGGATCTTGTACACTAGTTTCTACTGTTAACGGTCTTGGCAATTGGTACGAACAAACTTATCACGATGCAAAAGAGGGCAATAATAAATTTCACGTTATTGATTTGGATTATTGGGAGCATCCTGATTATAACGATGAAGAATGGGTTGCAGAACAAAAAGCACAATTGGGAGAAAAAGGTTTCCTCCAAGAAGTTTTGCGTGAATTTTTGGGATCTGGAGAAACTTATTTTCCAGCCAGAATAATTACACAACTTACTGAAGTCACAAGAAACAATTTTCCAAGTCGCAAATTATGGCCAAAATGGGTCCATAAAAATGGTCGCATTTCACAGCTAGAAGGAGAACACGACAAAGGAGCAATGTGGGTTTGGAAGGAACCAGTTGAAGGGCATGAATATATTATTGGTGCAGATGCGGCTGAAGGTCAAGGTGAAAATAATGATAGTTCTTGTTTTGAAATTATTGACACATCGACATTAGAACAAGTAGCTGAATTTTATTCTAATTTAATTGTGCCACATGAATTTGCACAAATATTACAACAAGTAGGAGTTTACTATAATAATGCATTAGTTGTTATCGAAAACATGGGTCCGGGCGGGGCAGTTTTGAGCAATCTACAACATACTCTTTTTTATGAAAATTTATATTATGAAAGCAATAAATCTGCGAATCAAAAACCGGGCGTAAAAGTAAATCAAACAAATCGAACTTTATTTCTAGAATCATTGCAGAATCGTCTTTTAAATCAAACAGTAAGAATCAATAGTATAAGATTTGTTACTGAATTACAAACATTTGAATATAATCCTACAACGAGAAAAGCTCAAGCACAGAAAGGTAAACATGATGATGCAATTATTGCAATGTGCATGGCTCTTCATGTTCGGGACATAATACTTAGAGATATTCCCATGGGAGCAGAGACTCCTAAAGAAATAACAGCAACTTTAAAATCAGAAGTTTATGAAGAGATTAAGCGAGAATTAATGGAAGGCAGACCAGAAGATTTATTGATAGAGGATGATTTAGATTTATTGGCAGATAAAAACTCTATCATGCCGGGCATTATGTTTGGTAATCAAAGAAAAAATCATAAATTACTACAGGAGTTCGGGTGGTAAAATATGTCCCTTAAAAAATATATTGAAAATAAAGAATTAAATGCAATTTCTGTAAACATAAATCCATATAAAAATAAATTATATGCAGATCTATCAAGTCTTTTGCTAAAACCATGTTATGAAAAAATAAATGAAATAAAAAAGAAATTTATAAATGTGGAAAAGCTTTATCAAGATTTATCGGAATTAAATTATCCTCATAAAGATCAATTATGTATTGCTGTATCTTCATCAAATATTGAAAGAATACAAAATGCACAACATCGATTTAAAGAATTTTATGTAAATAAGAATTATTTACATAAACAAATTGAAAGTTGCCTATTTGATTATCAAGTTACATTAATTTCTCCAGATTTGCAAACTGAAGCCGTTGATCATATATTTGATTCTTATTTGTATGAGGCAAATCAATTTTTAGAAAAATTGTCTCAAAAAATAGAATTTATAATTTCAAAAATTTCTACTTGGAAAAATTATGAAATAAATTTAGAAGCACAACAATCTGAAGATTTTCATTTAAATGAATGCAAGATAAAAGCAGGCAATCAATTTTATTGTGAATTCCTATATAAAAAAACTTTATCCGACTTTCAAATAATTAACTACCAAGAATCAAATGCTCCAGAAGACTTGAAAAACAATATTAAAGAACTCATAAGGCAATTAAAAGAGAATCCTAAATATAATCAGATTATAAACTTATATATGGTTCGTCCTATTTCCGAAAGAGCTTTTTATGAAAATTTGAAAACAGAAATTTCATTGGGATATAAAAATAGTTTGCCAAATAATTTATTTTTAACTGATGCTCCTCTTGTGTCAAACATGGATTTATGGAAAATAAAAACTGAACAAAAATATGTAAAAAAAATTAATGGGAATCTTCAATATAAAGTTGTTGGTGATGAATTACCAATAAAATGGATTGAAAGGATGAACGATGAAAGATAATACTGAAGAAATTAAATATTTGTTAGCTAAAGCTTTATCAGATGTTCCAAATGATTTTGCTTTATCAGAAGTTAAATATCACATCCGTGCGGCACTTGGTGTAATTGAGCACGTAGAAAATAAAAGAATAAAACGTCAAACAAGTTTAGAAAAACGGAAAAGCGAAAATACGACTTCTGCAGTTCTTGACCCATTCAGGACTATTCGTGCGATTGATGAGGAGATTGCTAAGGAAAAATCTCGTCTAGAACAACTAAAGCAAAGAAAAAATCAAGCAGATGATGAGAAAGATAATGGAGATGAGTTTCAAACAGTTTTTGGTTAATGAAGTAAAAAAATATGATTATTCATCCCTATTAATAGAATTGCCGGAAGAATTAACAGACAATATAATTTCTTGGGGTTTTGATAATATACCAAATGAAGACTTATTTTCTGATCCTGAAGATCCTTCTTTTGGTCGCGAAGATGATATTCATATGACAATAATTTATGGCATTCATTCTGGTAATCATAAAGAAACGCAAGAATTAATACGCGATGAGGATAAAATAAAATGCGAATTAGGCGAAATGATTTTATTTACGAAAAATGATAATTTCGATGTACTTGTGATAAAAGTAAAAAGCGATAAATCAAATAGTTTGCATAAAAAAATAAAAAATTTTATAAAAACTACTCAAACACATGCAGAATATATACCACATGTTACAATAGCATATTTGAAAAAAAATTTGGGCAAAAAATTTGTTGGAGACAAAACATTTGATGGAGAAAATTTTGAAGTCAACAAATTAATTTTTTCTTCAAAAACTGGAGAAAAGAGACATATTACTCTGAAAGGCAAAAATGAATAAAAATTGGCAAGGTCTCGTAAAGATTTTAGAAATTCAACATATTCGAGATGGAAAAGTAATATGGCAAGATCAAAATATTCTTAATACTTTGCATGAACAAGGTGAGTATTTTTTACTTCAATGTGTATTCAATAATTCAGGATCACTTCCACCAGCAAATTTATATTTCGGATTAGATGCAAGAGTATTGATAAGTACAACCAATACAATTTCAAGTATTTATTTAGAACCAACTTCAAATGGATATTTTAGACAACCAGTAAGCACTGTCAATGGATTTACTTTAGATTACACTAATGGAGCATATAGAGCGATAAGTCAAATTGTGACATTTACAGCTACTGGAGGTGGTTGGGGACCAGTATCCACTTTATTCTTGGCAACTACAAGTGATAATTCTGGACTTTTAATTGCAAGTAATTTATTGTCAGATACAGTTACAACTCAAAGCGGCGATACTCTTACAATGAGAATGTCTTTGTCGCTCCAAGATTCAGCTTAAAGTGTCAAATAATGCTTCTTCTGGCTTAATTTCAACAAAATGAATGAGATTGTGCCTCCCTAATTTTGTGAAATGTCTAAATTCAAGCCATTCTGATCCACCATCTTGGATGTCTAATAATTTTTGTGATGTTGGCATATTATTGTTAACGATAGCTTGTACTTCTTCTGCTAATTTCCCAGATTTGAATTCAATGATTTGAGGAAGATTTATTGTATATCCATATTCACTGGAAATAATAGATTTTGTTTTAAATTCATTAGTAAGTTTATATTTACAGAAAATTTCTTTAGCCGGTTCAGATGTATTCCCTCGTCTAAACCAAACTGGCACACTTACTCCAACAACTTCCACAGAATTTCTCTCATGTAGAGCATATCTTTGTTCGTGATTTAAATATAAGTTATGTGATATTATTAAAGTTGCCATTCTTAACTTCTCGCTAGATATATAAATTGTGATATATTTATGTTATGGAGTGGATATGCTTAAAAAACTCTTTTTTATTATTGCATTATTTTTAATTAATTTTCAAACAGGCATATCTCAGGAAGTTCATCCGCTTGATAAAATGTTAATAAGCAAGCAAACTCCTGTTGTTTTGCTATCTAGTTCACCAATTGAACAACGTGATGAAGAGTATCGAAAATTTTTAGCTCCTTCTGTAAAAATATTTGTTCCAGATTCAGAAAATAAAGGATCTTCAGGTTCTGGTACAATAATATACTATGATTCCGATAAAAAATTAGCATATGTCGCATCATGTGGTCATTTATGGCCCAGAGGAACAATGTCTGTTAATCAAGAATCATATTTCAATAAAAATTGCAAAATTATTGTTTGGTATAAAAATAATAAAAAACTCGAAAAATCTGAAACATTTGATGCAACTCTTTTGTTTTATAGTTATTTGCCGGGACAAGATACATCACTAATTGTTTTTACACCAAATTGGGAACCAAAATATTTTCCAATTGGTCCTGAAAATTATATTTATGAAACTGGTAGGCATGTGCATTCAACAGGTTCAGATTTAAGTCAAGAAACCGCTCATTATGACGTTTCTATTGTTGGATCTAATGGTTCAGATTTAGTAACACAATTTAATAGCCCTCGTCCCGGTCGATCTGGTGGAGGATTAATGGATGATGATGATTATTATATTGGTACATGCTGGGGAACAGAATTTGTGAATGGCAGCGGGAAAGGATTTTTTACTCCATTGTCTTCCATTCATAAATTTTGGAGAAAACAAAATGGATATTCTTTTTTATTAGAACAAAATCTTGCTCGCCAAATTGTGATCATAGATAAAAATTATCCACAGAAACATTATCCAACAAGTTATATTTTAATGCCATCTAGGTAAGCGAATAAAAAGAACATATTTTACGATAATCACAACGCTTGCACTGATCACCAACTCTTCCCCAAACATCATCTGGTTTTGTGTTTATGATTTCTTTAAATGCATTGTATAGTTCTTCTTCTGCAGTAATTAACATTTGCTCATTAAATTTGGTCGCTACCAATTCTGATCCTTCAAGATAATATAATGCGGCTTGTATATTTTCAGGCTTTGCATTAAATTCTTTTTGGACGACTCTGGCATAAAATCTGAGTTGCAAATCTTTTCTGATTGTGTTAGAATTTTTTCTCCAAAAACCTTTTTTGGTTGTCTTATAATCTAATATAAAAAATTTATCGCCTCTAATGATTAACCTGTCAATAAATCCTTTAACAAAATAATTTTTAGGAGGATCTAAATCATAGTGAAACGGATATTCAAGATGCCCATCATATCCAATTTTATCGCTGATTTGTTTGATAAATCTAATGTGAGATGTAAGCTTGGTTTTGTATTCTTGGGATAAGACTGGCGGGGACTTACCTTCTTCTAGTTCAATTTTACCAGTAAGGCAATCTGCTGTAATATCCTCTATTTTTCTTTCTCCCTTTTCTTTCACGTATATTTCAGCAATTTTATGAACTAGTTTTCCATAAACAAAATAAGGTTGCTCAGGAACATCTGGAATTATTTTTAGATGATAGCGATATTTATATTTTGCAGGGCATTCAGTCCATGTTTGTTTTCGTGAAACTGACATATGTTCGCAGATTAATCCATCAAAATTTTCTGAAGGAGAGTTGCAATTGTCGTTCAAATTTGTCATAATATCCTCAAGAGTTAGTTTTATTATATAGAATTTTTTATATCATGTCAATAAAATTTTCATTGTTTTTGAAATGGGCAAAATCTAGATTTGGAGAAGATAATGTACAGGAAAAAGGTAAAGAAGTAAGAATAAACTCTATTTTTGAACCTGACGATGATGACTTTCACCTTTGGTGTAGTCCTAGCGGAGGGAAGAAAAAATATAAGTATGGAGTTTATCATTGCTTTAAAACAGACAAAACTGGAAGTCTCGTAAAATTAGTTCAGCTTGTTGATAGCTGTGATTTCAATGATGCAATTGAAACTCTTGGCGGTAAAACAAATATACGAGATCTTGAAAAAAAATTAGAAGAATTTTTTGATCAACAAGATCAAATACAAGTCGTTGCAGAGCCTGTTAAAAATAACATATCATTGCCTCAATTTTGTTATTTAATTTCTGAAATGGAAAATGGTTATTGGAAAAATAGAGCAACTGATTATTTGACTAATCGAAAAATTCCAATTGATGGTTTATATTTTTGCACAGAAGATCGTTATAAATCAAGAATTATAATACCATATTATGATCGCAATAATAAATTAATTTATTTCAATGGTCGTCATATAGGTAATTCAAAATGTAAATATCTTGGTCCTCCCAAAGAAATTGGTGTTGGCAAAGAAGACGTTGTTTTTATGGCTGGAAAATGGCCAGAAAAAGGAAAAACAATCTATTTATGCGAAGGGGAATTCAATGCAATAAGTTTAAAACTGTGCGAATTAAATGCTGCCGCTTGTGGGGGAAAAAATATGAGCGAAAAGCAGGCAATTATGCTATCTGACTATAATATTGTATTATGTTTAGATAGAGATAAAGCTGGAAAACAAGGCACGGCTAAAATGACAAGCATGATTTCGGCTGTGGAAACTGTGAAAGGTCGTGGAGAAAAATTGATGGTAGTAACACCGCCTGAAGGAACAAATGATTGGAATGAAATGCTGAAAAAATCTGGACCTGTTATTCTTCATCATTATATTAAAAAGAATCAAAAACCTTTAGACTTCTCTTTTCCATTTGGTACACACGCAAGCTACGTAAACGAAAAACTCTGGTGAAAAATGAAACATACTACAATTAAAAAATTACAAGAATCTTTTGTTGGTAGAATTTGTACTATTTTAACTCATTCTACCAACAAAAGTAATTACAATGATCAACAATTTGCAGATTTTTTTACTGGAATTGTTGATTCAATTGATGAAGATGGAATTTTTGTAACACACATTATAACAAACTGTAAAAGTTATTTTTCTTTTCAAAATGTTATTGGAATTTTAGAAGAGCAAACAATAAATGATACCGATCCTCAATATCAAGAAGTCGAACCATTGATAAAAAATGAATCTCCATTAAAAAATGAATCTCCATT